AATGTTTCACCTTCTTTCCTGGTTAAGATTACGTTGAAATTTCTCTGGCAGATTACTTGCATTCAATCCCATATCCAAGCCAGTAATCTGTTGGAGTTTGTTCATAATCACGTCATAATGCATTTTCCCATTTTCATTTTCAAAAGACTTTTCGCATTCTTTCCAGTATTTACAATATTGGCATCCATAAAATATCCATCCGCCTGTAAATACGGAACTTTGAATAATTCTTGCAATGCAATAAATGTCCTTTTCTGTTAGTTCTGTTTTTTCTATTTCCTTTCACCTTTCTTTCCTGCTGTTCGTTATCTTGTTTAATTACATCCTTTTCCGTATAATTAATTTACAAGGTGCTGTCACACCCAAGTAATTACGGAAGGAGGTTCATTATGTGTGAATTAAAAACAAAACATTTTAAAGCAGTCTGTCCTTACACTAATTCAGAAATGGAAATTTCCATTTTGTGTCAAAGAATTCATAAGACACAAACATTAAACAAACATTATAAAAAAATGGATTTTTCATGTCCTAAAATCTCTGAATGTACTTATGGAAAAAGAAATTGTCCACTTTTCCAGTCCGCTTAAGTACTATTTATGGCACCGATTTATTCGGTGCTTTTTTGATGTATCCAGATTCTTCTCTATTTAGTCTTGTAGTCTTTGACCAATCAGCTCCACAAGTTTCTAGTTCTGGACAAGTCTCGCATGGTTCTATAAATTCTGCCATTCTTTTTTCTGCTGCCTGTATTCTCAGAGAATCCATATGTCTTAATGCACATCGGACTCCCATGTCCCTGATCTCTTGTTCTGTCAATACTTCACCTTCCTTTCCTGTTGCTTCGTTATCTTGTTTAATTACATCCTTTTCCGTATAATTGACTTACAGGGAACTGCCATTCCCAAGTCTTACGAAAGGAGTTTTTTATGAAACGTTCTGAATTAAATTCAATTTGTGCAGAAATACAAAAACGTCAATTAATTGAATTAAAAGCTGATTTTTTAGAAATGTCTAAGTTGTCCCATGATGAATCATCACATTTTGAAGATTTCTTTGCAGCTCTTATGGCAAATTCTCTTCCTATTCTTTCTAAATTATCTGTTCAATGCACTATTGACACATTAGAAAATCTAGGTCTTATTAAGATTGAAGATGATTAATTTGGTTTATTATTTTTTCACAAATTGTATCAACATCATTTTTGCTAGTTTGTTTTTTGTTGATCCATTGTCTAAAACAAGCTAGCGCTAAAATAACTGTGCTTATTAAAATGAGTACAGTTATTTTAGTATCCTTAAATTTCATTCTTTCTCATCTCCTTTCCTGGTGCTTCGTTTACTTGTTGCTGTATATCATTTTATCTTGTGCTTATGTTGCAATTATATGTCACGTAGTTGCATTTGTCAATAGTTTTTCCGCAACAATGTTGCTTTTTATCTTGATTACATTTTTTTCTTGTGCTATTATGGATACATAAAGGAAAGGAGGTGTACACCTAGTTGTATGAATAATCGTATTAAATTTCTTAGAAAATCTTTAAATCTAACACAACAAGAATTCGCTGACAAATTAAACATAAAACGTGGAGCTGTATCTAATTATGAGATTGGTCGAAACCAACCGATAGATGCCGTGATTTCTTTAATATGCAGAGAATTTAATGTAAACGAGAATTGGCTTAGATCTGGAGAAGGAGAAATGTTCCTTCCGGTAGAAGATGAAGTTGGAGAAGTTGTTTCTAAATTGGTCGATGAATTGAACCCTTTTTATGACATGATTATTGATATCATGCACACTTTTAACAATTTAGATGATAAAGGTCAGGAAATTATTTGTAATTTCACGTCAGATCTTGTTGATAGAATGGCAAAAAGGAATAAACAAGACAATTAATTTTTACACTAAAGATAGGAGGATACTATGGCAATAACTATTTCTTTCAATCAAGATACTGGTTCTATATCTGTTGAAGATTATAATTTCAAAAAGATTGAACGTCATAAAGGTAAAAGTCTTTTAGATTTTCCAAAAAATTATATTGTGATCGATATTGAAACAACTGGTTTGGATACTTCCATTGACTCTATTA